GCCCCGGTCGGTGTAGCAGAGTGCACGTCGCCGGCAGCCGAGCCGGACTGCGTAACGGTCCACGTGCCGCCCGTGATCGCAGTACCCGCGATCTTTGTGCTCATCGCGGAATCCGCGACAGTGATCGCGGCGTAGAGGACCGATCCAACCTCAATGACCTTGCCTCTGATAGGCGCGATAGCGAACGCGCTTGAGGCGGTCGAAACGTCAGCCATGTAAGCGTAGACCCGGACCTGCTTCAGGAGCGGGTGATTGACAGTGAGAGCCATTTCAATTCTCCAAAGAAAAAGGGGCCAGCTTGCGCCAGCCCCAGGTGGGAGGAATACTCCGGGCCTTGCCCTAGTGGTCGAAACCCTCCCATCGCGGAGGGTCTAGCAAGCGACAGCCATCGGGAACGACAACCCCGATGCCATGCCGTCTCGCCATCTCGATAAAGTAGTGACAGCCGGGCCGCTGATGTGCGTATTCTTCATCAGTGGCCATATCGACGCCCCACAAGCCGATTTCATCCGGCTCGCGCTCGATCGCCAGCGCCATCATCCAGGCAATCGAGGATGTGAAGAAATACGGCCCGTGTTTGCGGACCATTTCTTCCTTCGGGTAGGTCAGCGAATAAGGATAGTCCGGGTGTGCTTCCTGCAAGTAGACCGGGCACACCTTCAGAAATTCAAGATACGCCTCTACGTTACGCTTTAGAGCGCGCGGCTCCGTGCGCAAATGGTGAAACGTATGCAACTCAAATCGAAGTTCGCATCTCGGGACATCGACCGTTCCATCCGAGCACGCCCAAATCTCCCATGAGGGTTCATTGAACGGTGCCAGCGAACGGGACGGCGACGCCCCGAGAAGCGCAATCTTCATTACGAGGTGGTCAGATCGAACACGCCGCCGGAAGCCTTCTCGTTACGGGCTTCGATGGTCATTTCCGTAACGATGGCCTTCGACACCGAGTCGCCAGTGACAGCGATATCGATGGTGTTCATGTCGCGGAGCGTGGCCTTGGCCCACATATCCATCTGGAGCACAAGGCAGTCACGGGTGCGCATGAAGCGGTTCGGAACGACCTTCAGCCGGCCGAAGTCCGACTCGTAGGCGTCAACCGCAGCCACGATCTTCTTGGACGACGCCTGCTCAATCGGAGACGAGCGGCCCGTGAAGGTCGAGAACTGCTGCTTGTTGAACGCACCGACCATGATGGTGTCGGGCTTGCCGCCGTTCGTCCACGCGGACTGAAGCACAGTCTTCAGCAGCGACTCAGTGAACGCGCGCTGCGTGCCATCGGTACGGGTGCCCGTGCCGTCAGCCGCAGACGGGTCCGCACCGGAACCGCCACCCTTGCTCGTGTTGGTCTTGAGCCACGAGAGGACTGAGGCCAGAGCGCGGGCCGCAGTGTCGGTGCCGGTCGCCTTCGCCTGGTTGGTGCCGGCCACGTTCACTTCCAGATCGCGGCGAAGCTCCAGACCTTTCAGCATCATCTGATAGGTCATTTCGTCGCCACGGCCAGCCTTGTTCACAACGCGCTGCGTGTTGGTGACACGAGCGACCTTGTAAGAAATCTGGCATTCGTTCGACAGGCGAACGGTCGGGGTCGCAGCCGCAGCCGAGAAGCCGTCGCCTTCGAGCTGCTTGTTCGACGCCGCCGCAGCCAGAGATTGCGTCTGCCATTCATGCTTGGTGGCGTTGGCCTTGGCGCGCTCGATACCCGAGATGAACGGGGTATCGGTAGGGTCAATGCGGTAGATCGCATTGGTCAGGTCTTCACGATTGCCGACCGCCTCGTAGGTGGCAAACGCATTGGTTTCGAGAGCCATTTCAGTTGTCCTTTAGGCCGCAGTTCGTCGCTGTCCTTTTAGGCGGACGAGATCGGTGGCCTCTTTGAGTGACAGGGAGGGTTTTGCCTCCAGCGCGGCGATTTGCGTTTCCAGCGTCCGGTTGGGCGCCTTCATCGCGTTTCCGGGCTTCTGCACGGGCGGGACAGGTTTTGCAGCGGGCTTCGCAGCATTGGCCTTGGCGAGCCGATACCTCGCGGCATCGGCCATCATCCTCTGCAATGGAGAACTGCGCAGGATCGACGTATTCCAGAGTTCGGAGATTTGGTCTTCCGTCAGGCCGTAGTCGATCAGCGCATTCTTGGCTTCGCCAGCCAGTTTTGCGCGTTCGGCTTCGGGGAGTGATCCGACCGCATCTTCAAACGCCTTGTCCTGCGATTCTCTCCATTGATGGAGCTTGGCATCGGCTTCCTGCTTCTGCCGGGTCTGGGCCTGTTGGGCCTCGCCCTGCCATTGCTGGAGTTGCTTTTGCTTCGCATCCCACTGGATGTAACGAGGCCAGTCCTCGCGGGCCATGCGCTGAACGTCATCCATCGTCTTGATGTCTGGAAATTCAGTCATGATGGCCTGCTGAATGGCGTTCGCCACCAGAGGCAGTTGCTGCTCGTACTGCTGTCTTACCTGTTCCGCTTTCTGGCGTTCAGCCTCAATCGACTTACGCTGTTCGGCGGTTTCATTTTGACTCCGGCGGAACTCCCGGTCGCGCTCCTGTTCGCGCTGCGCAATGTATTCCTGCGTCTCGCGAGGCAAGGATGCAAAACGGTCCTTCTCGTCCTTCGTCCATGACCTCGGCGGCTCGATGGGCGGCAGTTTTGCCGGGTCGGCCTCCTCCGTCTCCTCGCCGGGTGCCTCCTGTGGAGGGGCGGCGTCTTCTGCGGATTGCTCCGCATCCGATTCCTCGGCGGTCGCCTCTGCCGGCGCCTCGCCTTCGTCCTGGGTGTCTGCTGACTTGCGTTTGGCTGCGGCGTGCCGGGCCAGAAAGGCAGCGGCTTCGCTCGCTGTCGAAAACGACTCGGGGGCTTCCGCAGCGGGCGCCTCTGGCGCGGGGGCTGTGGGTTGCTCAACGTCAGACATCAATTCTCCTGTTTGTTATTCTCTGCCGCAAGTTTCGCGTTCGCTACCGCGATTTTTGCGCCATCGACCATCGATTGCAGTTTGCTCTTAACCATCTCAAGGGCCTGTAACTGCATCCAAAGCTTTTCGCGCGTTTCCGTCTCGCTATAGGTTGACCCACGCCATATAGACAGAACATCTGCCTCGATCTCAGCGAACGCCCTTTTCAGCGTTTCGCTCTTCAGAAGCTCAATCGCTCCTTGTGCGTCTTGCTCGATGCTCATACGCCGGCATCCTCGCTCAGCTTCGCCTCAGCCGCGTCGGGCTTGCTATCCGTGTCCTTGCTCGCCATGATCCGCGCGACCTCAAGCCGCACGAGATTGTCCATCGCGGCCTTGGTCAGCGTCGTGTTGTTCTGTGCAGCCGCTTTTAGCTGGTCCACCTGGATTTGCGCCGCCGCGAGCTGCTGCGACATGGCCGCCTCACGCGCCGCCGCATTTGCTTCGATGATCTTGACCTGCGCGTCGGCCTGCGCCTTCTGAATCTCGGCCTGCGCCTTGACCATATTGGACTGGTGTTCGGACGCCTGAATCTGCATCGCGGTCTGCGCCTTCAACTGCTCGATTTGCAGTTTCGGGTCTTGCTGCGGTGCCGGCGCAGGCTGCGAGGCCGGATCAGTGAAGAACGTATCCACGTCCTTGTGCCCTGCCAGCCGGGTCAGGGCCTTGGCTGAATTGTAGAGTTGCGGATCGCCGACCAGATTTGTCTTGCCGGCCTGCAATGCCGCCGTCTGTGCGCCGATAATCACATGCAGATTGGCCATCTGCTGCGCCTTCGAGCCGGTGCCGAGGCCGATATTGATGGTCAGGTCGTCTCTGGTTTTCCAGTTTCGCGGATCGACCGGCACCCACTGGTTTCGCAGCCTCACTACCTGCGGCTTGTCGGCGTGTTTCTTGATCGTCGCGTGCAGCAACATGAACAGGTCGCGTATTCCCGTCTCAGCGAAAATACGCGCGAGCAGCTTCACCTTGGACTGCGCGGCGTCGTAGACCTGATTGACCGCCGTTGCGCTCTGGTTCTGGAGTGCGTTGGCATCGATGCCCTGCCCGGCTTTGGTGACGCCTGTCCGCCATTCCCGGACGGCGTCGAAATACTCCAGTGCAGGGTAAATGTTTTGCGCAATATCCGGCACAACTTGCCACTCGACCGCGCCCGGCTGCTTGACCCGGACAATCGCCCCGGCGCGGTGCACGAGCAGGTCGTCTATCGTATTCGTGCCTGAAAGCGTCTCGGCCACGACCGGACGGGGGCGCAGGCTGAGATAGATATTATCCAGCGCGCCGCGCAGCATCGCGGTCTTGATCTTCATGATGTCGATTACGAGGTCCGCAACCGAACGCCCGAAGAACCTATGCGGCATCGGAACCGGCGTGATAGCCGCGAAGGGCATCGCATCCCACGGCTGCACGTCCGGCTTGCCATCCAGATTCAGGATTTCCCCGACCGACCCCGGAAGCGACCCGCCGCCCGTCACAATCCGGTAGAGTTCGGCCCGGCCGTTGCCCTCCATGTCAACCCGGATGTAGTGCTCGGTCACTTCGACAAAGCGGTCCGCGTCGTTGATATCGGCCGGCGTGTACTGGTGCTCGTTGACCGTATCGCGAGCCAATTCCTCCTGGTTCGTGTACAGCCGGTAGGTCGGTAGCGACCGGACCTGATCTTCGTCGTAGCCTTCACGAATGAGGTCTGAGACGGTGTTGGTCACTACCTTGTGGTAGCAGTAGTTCGCCTCTTGCAGGCTCGAGCGGGTGTCCCGGCCAGTGCCGAACTCCTCGGGAGGCACGCCCATGACCCGGGCGCAGGAATAATCCTTCTTCGTCTCCACGGTCACATCGTGGAATTTCATACCGGGGTAGTTCGGGTCTTCCTTCTCGGTATGCTCGACGATCTCCACATCAGGAGCCGCCGCTATCAGGGCGTATTCGTCGTCCGTCTTGTCGGTATAGGTCTCACGCTCAATGCGCTCGTGCTTCTCCCACCAGACCTTCACCACGCCGACCTTCTGGAGCAGCGCGTCCTTAATCATCTGGTACAGCACCATGAACCCGGGATTGCGGTTCATGAAAACGTGATTGACGTAATCGGTCTCTTGTTGAGCACCCCCGACATCATCCGGTCCGACCGGATCGAACTGCACCACCTCGTCTGTGCCGCAGAAAATCTCCATCAGCTGCGGCATCAGCCCTTCGACGGTATCCGACACGTCCATGGAGACGGCGGTTGATTTGCCGTCTTCGGATGGAATGTCGCGGGTAACGTCACCGCGATAGTATTCCATCGCGCGTGCGCGGTCGGACGATAGGGCAGAGGCGTCAGTGGCACCGAGGGCGGCGAAGTGCTGCGCTTCTACAAGGGCGCGCAAATCGTCGTTGTTCATCTTCGCCATTAAGTTATCCGTGCACGCGACTGCGCAGCATCAAGCGCACGCTAAATCCGCACAGCCAATCAACCGCTAGGACAGGGCGCGCAAACCAAATCAGCCACACCCCACCATTCGGGGAATACAGCCAAGGCAGAAACTTCATACGTAAACACCCTTCGGGTAGTTGATCGGACGGTTGAAGTTGGTCTGCCGCCCAGGTTCCTCGTAGCAAATCGCCATCAGGCCAAACCCGTCCGCAGCGTGGCTTGACCAGTCATGGTCAGGGCCAAGCCCGATGTTGCGAGTTTCGTCCTTTTTCTCGTGGTAGAAGCCGAGCGCGTCCCTGCCCGCTTCCGTGGTCGCCTCGTTGAACCAGCACTTCGGCATGATCCGCCGGACGGCCTCGATCCGCAGAGAGGCGGCACCTGTGCCCTGGTTAGGCACAGACGGCTCGACCTCGAAGCCAGCGTCTCTCAGATGGTCCTCGTATCGCTTGCCAGTAATGTTGTTCGCGTTCACGCCGTCATGCGGCAGACGCAGTATCGCCCGGTCGTATTTCTTTGAGCGCAGCCAAGCGACGTGCTCGCCAAGCACCTGCCCGACCGACTCGTAATAGTCCAGAACCCGGATTTCCTGCCCGACAAACTGGACAATCCAAATCACGAATGCGTCTGCATTCACCCCCGCCCCGCCGATGTCGATATAGCCCCTGATCGGCAGCAGCGGGTCGGCGGTGACGCGGCCAATCCTGTTTTCCTGCTTGGCCTGCGTCAGCAGCTTGGCGAAATACGCGCCCTCAAACGCTCTTGCATATTCGCCCTCATAAGTGTGCGGATAGCGCTCCGGGTAGCGCTCAAGCTCCGTAAGGCGCTCCTCCTCCGCGCTCTGGTTCCAGAACGGGTTGTCGCGCCAGTTGGCTGTAACAGCGACCGCACCCTTCGGCAGACCAGCCGGGCCACGAAAGAAATCATCAACCGCATCGGCCTTGCGCGTCGGGTTCCAGCTCGCCCAAATCTCCGAGCCATCCCACCGATGAATGGTCGGCCGCAGCATGGACAGTGAGCGGCCCGAGAATGCCTGCGCCTCGTCGATCCATGCCCGCTTGAAGCCCTCCAGCGACTTGACCGACTCTGCGGTGTAGTCCCGCATCCCCTTGAAGATGATTATTCCATCCTGGGGGGTTTCGATTACGTCCTTGAAGACCTTGAAGCCGTCCGCCTCACCTAGCCGGTGCTTGGCGATCTTGTCCGTGATGAGCTGCTTAGATGACTGCGCCAGGTCCTTCTGCACCTCGCGCAGACAGACCATGCGCAGCCCCTCCCCGTAGTTGCCCGGGAATGTCAGGGCATCCTCTACAGCCAGTTCACCAAAGAAATGCGACTTGCCAGAGCCGCGACCGCCGTATGCGCCTTTGTATCTCGCCGGCTCCAGCAGCGGCAGGAAAACCCTAGCCGTCTGGATTTGCAGGATCGACAATGGCCCGCTCAATGCGGCTTACGGTTCGGATCGGGTCGGCATCATCGTCGCCCACAAGGGCCTGTGGCACCTTGCCGTCCAAGCGATCACCAAGCTCCTTGATCGCCTGAATGTCGCCAGCCTCGGCTTGCTCAATGAGTTGGCGCGCTACTTTGCGCAATCCGCGCTTGTCGTCTTCCGCAAGCGCCGCGATTTCAACTCGCAGGGCTTCTCGGAAAGGCTTGGCGCGTACTTGTCCAAGGGGGTTTCCTTTAGCCATTTTTGAAAAGCTAACGCTTTGCGGCGTTTAGCGACTTCCTTTCGTTCTAGCGTCCCATCACTCCGCCCCGTAGACGGCCTAGCTTGGCCTCCGCACGGGAGCGAACACGGTCTTTCTGTTGCGCGTCAAGCTTGTTCGTCTTCGGAAGGTCCTGTAGCGCCGCGCGGGCATGAGCTTTGTCAGGAATGGGGAAAGATCGGTTCTGGCCGGCGAAGGTCGATGACGGGAGAGCCTTGCGGGTCTTAGCTGTCAGTCTTGCCATTGGCTATTCCTCTTGCTGGTCAGCAGTGATATCCGCAAAAAATCCAATAGCTTGCGTGTTGCGGTCCCTGCGCAAGCGAACGGTGCGCGGGCCATCTTCATTTCTATAACCGTCTTGGTAGGTGCGGCGGTTCTCGCGCCGAATAGGCCGACCGCTTGGATGGCGCTCGCGAACACCACGAGATTCCATTGTGGCTAAACCTTGTGACTGCTGTTCACGTGTAACATCTCATTCGCCGTTCATTTCTATTTCATGAGAGGCCGTGCGGTTACTTCACCGCAGTATCGGTATCCCTACCGAAACATCTCGGTAGTTTTGCCCTGCGCGTTTTCTAGCACGGCCCACCCA